TGATTACGATTGTCTTGGCTTCAAGCGAAGTTTTACCCCACTTCTTGTTCCATTGCCAAGTATTCCAACCGCCCCTCGAATATGATACACATTCTTTCGGAGCAAACATTTTAGTACCAACGGCGATCGAGTCGCCCATAATTAAACATTCTAACATTATACTTGTATCCCTGTTACTTGTTTCAGATATTGTGTAGCAACCTGTGCACTCGTTTCAGTCGCACCGACGATAACAGTGTCAGAGATTACGACATTGTTATCAGGGGCTGACATCATCCATGGCATCATAGCAAAACCTTGAGGTCCCATACCAACTGTACGAGGCTTCAACAGTTCGGTGACACCACCTTCTTGCTTGACGCGAGAGATGATTTCTTCGCCAGACATGAGCTTAATTGTATATACTTTATTCTGTTCCATTATCTTCTACCTTATGTACGTATTTAAATTTTTGCTCTTCTGACCACTCTTTCAAATAGTCATTATCCTCGTCGAATAAGCGAAGATACTCTGCATCATCAATCACGCGAGTAGAAGTGATCGTTTCGTCAAGATATAATTGACTGAACTCTTCAGCCTCTTTGAAAGTCACAATATCTTTGGCATCATCTGCGCTCTCGCATTCCACGACATATCGCATGCGAAAGAAGTCGATTGTCTCTACAAGATACTTAGGCACCTTCTTTGAGTCCCATTTTTACCAACTCATCGGGAGTGGAGTACCACTTGAGGAGAAGTTCGAGCGCGTCGATGTGCTTTTGGATCTCGGCATCATCAGCTTCCTGATCGCCCCAGACAAAAACCCAGTCGCCATTACCGAGGTTGCCCTTCAGAGCTTCCCACGTATTACGCAGTTGTTCGACCACGACGTGGTCTATAGTTTCCCAATTGAGTTCTACAGTGATTCCAGTAGACATTTTACTTTTCCTTTTCAACAATAATTGAACAACATTTACCACCAAATCCAAATGAATTGACAAGAACCTTCTTGACATCTGTCTCGATGTTCTCCATCACAACATCCATATCAGTGTCCTTACAGCCAGCGGTATGAGGAATCACACCATTCTGAATAGACAGTACACTGTAAATCGTTTCAAGTACACCTGCCGCAGCGAAGGTATGACCGATCTTGCCTTTATTCGAGTAAATCGGTGCATCCGTAAACTCGCGAACCACGTTGTATTCTGAAATATCTCCGAGCGGCGTGCTCGTACCGTGCGAGTTGACTGAGTCAACACCTTCAAGATCCAGTTTTTCAAGGCATGCTCTTGCTCCTGTGCCAGAAGGAGAAGTAGGATCCAGCGCATCTGAAGCGTTAGCAACTCCAGTAATGCGAGCATAGACTTTCGAGCCCATCGCCTCGGCCTTTTCTCTCGACTGAAGGATGATACAACCTGCGCCTTCGCCCATAATAAAGCCATCGCGATTTTTATCGAAAGGCATCGACTTCGTACCGATAGCTCGCATTGCAGAGAAGAAGCCCAAGTCAAGATCATTTACTCCTGCATCAGAACCTCCTACAATTACATAGTCATATTCATCAAGAAAACGCATGGCATAATCGATGCTTACGAGACCGGTAGCACAAGCAGAATACACACACGTGTTGATACCAGTGTAACCATACTTAATAGAGATATTGCTACACAAATAATCGATAGTAACCTTTAGTCCTTGCTTTGGCTTTAAAGGCTTTCCTATTGCACGTGCACGGGCTTTCGATGTATTCCCGCCCGTTAATGTAGAGAAGATTACTCCTACGTTTGAGGAGTGCGGTAAACCTGACATATGAATAGCCTGTTCGACGGCATACATTCCATAATGGACTGTACGATTAGTAAAATTCTCGTCGATCTCGACCTCAGGATAAAAGCCATACTTGACTTTCAATCCATGTCCTTCTTGTACGTGAGGTTCAATAGGCTTATGGAAGTCTCGATCGTTAAGCATATTTTCCCAGCAATCGATGGGATTATCGCCTAAAGCATCGATCATTCCAAATCCGACGATACAAGCTTCCTTCATTCTACAACTTTCTTATAACGGTTGATGGTGCCATCGGCTTCTTCAACCATGATCTCGTCGAGGTTCTTGTTCTTGGCAAAGATACGCTGTTCGTGCTCGGCAACAATACGACCAGCTTCACGAAGCTTACGCAACACAGCATTCGCGACTCCGATATTGTTTCTTCCTGTATCGAGAGCGTCGCTTACGGCCTGCGCGCAATCGAAATATAAGTCACTGTCTATAGACCATGAGTGATCAGTCGCATTCGTAAAGTCACCTATACGTCGAAGATAATCTTGGCCGCCATCGACTGCGATCGCACCACATGTGCATTCTACAAAATCATGGCGATGCTTTGAGACAATAAAGTCTCCGCAACTTAAGCATGTCGCTGCGTTTTGAACAATCATTCTGCTATCACCTTTTCGTGCACTTGTGTAATGTGCTTACACTTATTATAGAAATTGAAACCAGGACAGTCACACACCCAACCTTGATCAAGCATCGTGACGTGATACTGTTTGCCTTTACAGTTTATATATGGCCATGTCAGACCGACCAAATGATGGTCGTAAAAATCGATACCGGCCATTGCGAGCGGCGTACGAAAGGCGGAATAAGTTGGTGTATGGTCAATCATAGGTTCATCTTACTACAAAAAACTAATTTTGTAAACCCCCTAAAGCGAGAAGAATCAAAATAATAAAAAGAAAACCGTAAAGAGCGAATTTAAAAAAATGCTTGGCGACCTTGAACCCGACCCAAAGGAAGAAGCCCAAGATCGCCAAGAACGGCAACGATGAGAGGAGGAACACGATGCTCAACCGCGTCTCTTACCAGTTGCCGGATCGGCCGCTTCAGACTTGGAAAGGACAACAAGTCCGCCTTTATTATAGGCTTGGCCGATGATATAATTGCCACTGACGGCAAGCTTTTCTTTCTCGTAAGAGGAATTCTTTGCGTAGTGTACACCGATCTCGTTCTGAGATGGATACTTTTTACGATGATCTGATACATTGTAATCAGGCATTGGTGTGCCACGAAGTTTGGGCTTGTAGTTGCCAGCACGGTACTGTTGATATTCTTCGAACGTCTTTGGCTTAACACCAATACGCTTGCAAAACTTACAGTCTTCGAGCCAAGCCAAACCAATTTTGGTGTACTTCGACGTCGTCATTTTAGACTTACGCTTGCCATGATGAGTGGTAGTGTAAGCAGGACCAAGAAGATGCATTGTCATAATATAATTTTCTCCTGATTCTGGTATACACTACCACGCATTAATTGTACATGCTTTTACAGGACCTTTATATCCTGTATCTTTCCAACGTTGTTGGATTCTTTCTTCTACCTCATCGAAGTGAAGAGGTGTGAAGTCGGTTTGCTCTACGCATACGCAGAGATATCGAGGATCGGGCTTCATGTAACTAGAACTCATAAGAGTTTCGTCAATCATAATCTCATTAGCATGAAGATGCCCATGGACATTGACCTTGAATCGTTCAGTCACGCAGTCAGGATGCAGAGGGATATGACTCAGAATAAACTTATCCACGAATACACGAACACCGTGGATCTGTTGGAAACCAACTTCACGATAGTCTTCGTCCTTGAAGATGTCGTGGTTACCACGGATGAGGATCTTACGACCGTTCATACGCTTTACCAGTTCGAGATACTTCTTATTGATTACCACGTCGCCAAGAAAGTAGACAGTGTCCTGCTCTTTCACTTTGGCATTGTGACGCTCAATCATAGTCTCGTTCATCTCTTCGGTCGAAGTGAACGGACGCAGCGGACTGCCGTCCTCGAGCTTGAACTTTTCCCACGAGTTCGTATGACCAAGATGATGGTCAGAGATAACGAATCTGTTTACAAATCTAGTCATCACCCATTCTTTCATTGTATAAACGAGCTGCTTCTATACTGAGAGACAGTACAGCTTCTGCATTGATATTGCATGCAACGTACACGACAATCCATTTGGCAATGTATGCGGTGATACGATCTTTGCGAGATAACGTGTTATTCACATTTCCACCATACGTTCGTATGCAGCACGATCGGCTTGCTCATCGAGCCAAGCTTCATAACCTTCCCAGAATTCTTGTTCTTCAGCAGACATCATCATATCCTTCTTCATTATAGATCCACCTTACCAAGAATTGTATTAATTGTACATGTTTATTTTTAGTTGTAATTATCAATCACAGGAGATAGGCGAGACATAAGTCTAACGAATTTTAGACGAGGTTTTTTGTTAAGGACGATATCGTCGACGGTCGCGGCGACGAAGTAGTTTTTGTAAAGAGCGATTGAATATTCGAGTGTCGGGTTTTGATTGATAAAATCGACGAGAAGTTGAATGGTGGGGAATTTAGGCGAAGAGGTGTCGAGGTTGTTGTTAAGACGATCGAAATATTGAATGGAGTACATGTGTTTTTTTCCTTCTTGATTATAGGTCCACCTTACCAAAGTTTTGATAAAATGTACATGTTTATTTCGAAAAAAGGACAAAAAAATGGGCGACCCGAAAGCCGCCCATCATGCGTGTAGCAGGAGGAACCCCACCTGTGACCCTGCCTATTCCAGTCGTCAATTAAGACACTTGCCTCTTACACAGTTAAAACTGCATATCCACGCACCACATAGTGTACACCTATTTATACAAGTTCTTCAGTCAATTCTAAAGTTTTTTCGCGTTCAGCTAAAAAAAATGCTGGAGTAGATCCATCAAACCCACCGCCAAAGTTTAGGTGACGGACCATCTCCTTGGCTTTGGACATACGCATACCCTTGACTACAATCTGATCTGTCTTGGTCTCAAGGATATCACCACCCATTTCGCCAAACCCGCCACCAACGTTGACGATCTTTCCAGTATTTACGATCTTGTAGTTAACCATCAATCTTCTCCCATTTAAAACCAAAACAAAGTTCTTGCATCTTGCGATGAAACCAATTAGGCTCATTGCCTTCCTCGACCATCCACCAAGTATTCTTTAGTATCTGGCACTTCCACCTGTATTTAGGATTTTTGACTGTATTGACTATCCAGTCACGTCTGAGATTATCGATCATTTGAAACCTGCAAATTTAATTTTCTCGAACTTACTGACTGGCTTCGACTCGTTTTCCAGTCGATAACCAGAGACGGAGTTGTCGAAGACTGGTCGATCTTCATCTTGGACAAGATCTTCTTGTGCAGAAGCTTCTACATTATACAGACGCATCTTCGAGTAGTCGACACCAATCACGAATCGCTTGTGCACCGATGGATCGCCGTAACGATTTTTCAACTGCTTTACCATGATCTGATTGAGTTGACGTAGTTCTTCACTCGTAATCAAGGCAAACATAAAGTCGGCCGTTGCTGGCAGACCGAACGATTCAGAAGTATCTTCGAGGCCGACATCAGAGTTACTGAAACCAGAACGATTAGTCTGAGTAGCAGAAACGATTGGCACGTTGAACTCGACGGCGAGGCCGCGAAGTTCCTCGGCGATCGCCTTGATGTAGGTGTACGAGTTTACGTTCGATCCCGGCTTGATCCTCGACGACGCACAGATGTTCAGGTAATCGATGTAGATAATGTCGGGGATAAAGTTCTTCTTGATCTTCAATTCGTTCAAGAGATGTCGAAAGTTTGCGGATCCTGCGCATGCTGTTGGATACTCCTTCACAATGAGCTTGCCTTTTGCTCGTTCCTTGACTTTCCCTACCAACTTGTAGTAGATGGCTTGAGGTAGATCCTTCAGATCGTCGAGTGTCACACCAAGGAGATTGGCATCGATACGCTCGGCGATACGTTCTTCAGCCATTTCCAAAGTGATATACAAGACATTCTGACCCGACATCAGGTTTTGAGCCGCGTTATGACACATGAACAATGACTTACCGACACCAGTACCAGCAAGAGCAATGTTCAGTGTCTTACGAGGTAGGCCGCCTTGAGTAATCTTGTTAAAGAAGTCAAGGTCGAAACCGATACGGACTTCCTTACGATGATAGAACTCATAACGTTCTGCTGCATCATTCAAGAAGTCATGGCCGATATGACTATCGAAAGAAACACCGAGTGCGTCAGTCAAGATCTGAGGAATAGCACCTACGCTGATGCTATCCTTCTTGCTGTCGTCGACAATCTGAATAGACTTCATCAAAGCATTATACAATGCCTTGTCTTTACAAAACTTCTCGGTATTATCTACGAGCCATGCAACATCACGATCTTCAGACTTGTCAAGTCCAGAGACAACTTCTTTGGCAAGCTTGAACTGATCGTCAGACAGACCACCTACTTCGTTAAGATCAATCTCGACAGCAGATTTTGTAGGAAAGTTGTTATACTTTCCCACGTATTCATGAATGATAGAGAAGATCTTACGATCTACGGTGTCTGTAAAGTATTCTTCTTTGAGGAATGGAATGACCTTGCGGGCATAATCCTCGTTTTCAATAAGATTTCCAAATATGATATGTTCAATTCTCATTCATCCTCCATCTCATAGACATCTGCCACTTCGTCTTCACTTTGCATAATGGCACCGTTAGCTGCAGCGTACTTCTTTTCAACGAACTCATTGAACTTAGGACACTGTAGAATAGGATGCCAGAAGCTGAAGTTATAGGTATCATTCAAGCGATATGACTTATCGAAGATTTCTCCAGTAGTCATATCAACCTTTTGGAACCAGCCAACCTTTGGCTTGATCACGTGACCAGACTCGAGCGCCATGTCAAGTAGACCAGACCACTTGCTGATGCCTTCGTCCCATGATACTTCGATTGGAATCTTGCTCTTTTCTTTTACGAAGCGAGACTTCTCAACGTTGATGATGAAGTTGTAGCCAGTGACTTCCTTGCCATCTTTCTCTTGTTGGCGACCAAGAATGAAGATGTTGTCAGCTGAGTAATAGATGCCTGTACCACCAGATACGACGGCCTTCGAGTACATCTCTTGCGTCTGATATGTGTGGTTGACCACGATCAGAGGAATATCCTTCAGGTTAAGATGGGGCGTAACCATGCGGAAGAGCGACTTGAGTTGTTTTGCGCGAGTCATATCGGCGGCTGAGTTCTGCTTCAGTGCATCTTCGACTTCCTTCTTCGAAGCGAGATTGCCGACCGAGTCGATCACAACGATGACACGATCGCCACGCTTGATCTCTTCGAACTGATGCATAATATCAAACTTCAACTGTTCGACATCTGTGATGGGAGTATGGAGAACTCGAGATGTGTCGATGCCGAACGAGTCGAAGTAAGATTGCGGAGTACCAAATTCTGAGTCATAGAAAAGCATGACTGCATCTGGATACGTGTCCATGTATGCCTTCGCCATGAGAAGACTAAAAGAAGTTTTGAAGTGCTTCGATGGACCTGCCCAAATGGTCAGACCAGGAACGAAGCCACCGTTAATTTTACCACTCAATGCAATGTTGATTGCAGGCACTGTCGTGCGGATCATGTCCTTGGCATTGAAGAACTTGGAATCAGACAGGATATCTGAATCCTTGATTGTGGTATTCTTACGCAATTTATTTAATAGGTCTGACATAACTTCTCCTTGTCTGATTGTCCCAGTATATACGATATATCTTTATTTGTACACCATTAAGATGCGAGAATCTTATTTAATTTAGTAATGAAGAGATCGATCTTCTCGGCACGATTAGGCCAGTTGATGATCGGATTTTTATCTGCATCTTTCTTTAAGTTTGTAAGTAAAGGCATGATGGCATCGTACATGTAACGTGCCTTATCGTTGCCTTCTTGCTTGATTTCTTCTTCAGATGAAGTCGTGAAACCAAAATCAAAGTCTAAGTCTATATCTAGTTTAGCCATTAATAACTCCTATTGTCCAGTTTTCAGC